CATTAATAGCGACCTCGATATTAGTGAGACCTGTGTTATTTATATTTGTATCATAATTACCATCTGGTATAGTAACTAACATTGCGCTATCATAATTTAATCCATTAGAATTCCACTTCACCACAAATGCATTATTACCATTTGCCTTACTAACTGTATGATATGTTAATGGTAATTCAATCGATGCTAGTCGCATGTTAATAACATTGTCTATTTTATATGGTAATGTCAGTGTCTGATCGCTTGAAGTTGTATTATAATAATTTGGTCTGAACCTAGAATCGATATTCAATGCTCGTTTGATAGTAGTGTATTTAATTGGATTTAATATTCCAGGTGGAGCACCACCGTCATCACCTACATTAAGCCCTTGACTACTATTTAAAGAAAAAGATTCTTTAATTCTCTGCCCGTTTTTGATTATAAAATGACCATCTACTTCACTTACATAATTTTTAGTTTTACCAAATGACGGTAGGCTATGATTATCAGATGTACTGTTACCAATCGACTTTAACAACCTATTAGATATGTCATCTAAAAAGTTACTGATTCTCCTCTTGGTTTCTATATCTATGGAAGAATCGATGGTTATTTTGTCTAAAAATACATTTTTTTTAACAATAACATCAGTTTTCTGATACGGATATGTTATCAATAATAATTCTTCAATTTCTCTATCGGAATAACTAGTATGATTCAAATCTAGCGATTGCATGTTATATATATAATGTAATAAGTTTTTATACTGTAAAACTTATTACATAAACTACAGATTGCATCATATTTCATAAAAATTATACTCTTCTTCTTATAGCACCTAAATTCCCTGCTTGTGATGATGCACCCACCATTCCCCTAGCAGAATTTTTATTGTAGTAGTGATTATTACTTTTTATAAAAGTCATTGGTATATTTGACAAATATATATTATCTTTATTATAACTGCGTCCATATTTTCTTAATACAAACTGATTACCTCCCGCATATGGATTGTTGGTGTATTGCATTCCACTAAGCATATATATATTTACACATATTATTTTACTAAGCAAGTTTCTCGGGTTTTAATATACTAGTTCTACTTCTATTAAAACCGTCATTCCGAATAAAAATATTCTGTTTGCATAGTTTCATAATATATTACCAATTATCTGCGTCCACCTCATCCACAAGGACCAGATTTTGTATAGAAAATGGCATTCATATTACCCATACTTTGTCGTATATTTCCTGGCACTATATTCGTTGTTGCAATACTGGATGTAGTATTACTCTTTGACCCTCTATTTTGAAACGACATTTTAATTTGTTGTGGCATTATATACTACCACAACAAATTAACTTTCCAAAGATTCACACATCACGACTGTCGTGATATTATATACAATATATTATGTTTGAAAGCATAAACACGAACCTGCCCGATTTGAAGAAGCAACTATTCCAAATGACTTTGTTTTATTTCCTTTTACTGCTACATTTCCTGTATCCAATTGAGTTCTTAATGGACCCTTTCCCTTTAATCTAGCTAAATATCTAGCATAGCTTCCGTGCTTTACATCAACCCCTTGACCGCCAGCTCTTTGTGAACCTGGACGTTCGCGGGTTATAGAGGATCTAGTAGAATTACCTCTAGATGGAACAATTGATATATTTGAAACAAGAGAATTACTTGGTAATCTTCGATCACTATATTGATTCCAATTCACCTTAGTTGGTAAGACGGGTTTTTCGTAAACAGCCAAACTACCTAAGTTCATTGTATACTCAGATGCAGGTACTCGAACCGTATTCCACATTCGTTTTTGTGTTATGATGGTTAGATTCGCCGGACTACACGTGGAAGGACCACACACACCGCTCGCATCACAAGTATAAGTACACCCACAACTTCTACATTGCGATACTCCATATATAATTCCTGTATCACATTGACAAGTACTGGACATAATATATACTATATTTATAATAAAATTGATATAATATGTGTCGTGAATATCCACGAATACTAGTCAAATAATCTAACCAAACAAATTAACTCACATCAACAAATGTCTTCAAAGGAAATCACAAACTGCCCCGCGTGTTTTAAGTGTTTCAAAAAAAAAGGATGTTACGAAAAGCATATTCTTTATTGTGACCGAGAATTATTTATGAAACCCATCTCAGAAGTTTCAAAAATACCTACAAATGCACAGTTGCTAGAAATGATTACTACTCTCACAGACAAGTATAATAGCGTGCAAAAAGAGTTGCAGGCTATTAAAAATCAAATATATACGAAAAATAAGAAAATAGATGTACTAAACTGGTTAAATGATCATAATACTTGTGATGTGGAACACACGCATTCATTCTTAGAATTGATGAATAATATTCCTATTTCAGTAGAGGATCTGAATGTAATATTCGAAACTAATTTTGTAAATGGTGTGTTTGAGTTAATCAATAAGCACATATCCAGTAATGGTAATATTGATCTAGTGGTAAAGTGTTTTAATCAGAAGAAGAACATACTATATGTTTATGAAAAAGACAAGTGGGTAATTCTAGAGAATGACGATTTTATGAATGTGATGAAGCAAGTGAATGTAAAAATATTCGACGCATTCAAACAATATCGAGATCTGAATTCTGATAAACTAGATTCAGACCAGTACCAAGTCCAATATAACTCCAATTTAAAAAAAATTATGTGTGTGAATATACCGTTTGATGCAAAATGTACGCGAATTCGGAACAAATTGTACACAGAGAACAAGCAATGTATTAAATCCATTACAGAAATTCAATTGGTATAACACGACATCGATTCATTTTATTAAAAAATGCTACTTGTAAAAAATTGAAGTTTTTTATAGCCCACCATAGTTAAGTATTCAAAGAATAAGTCAAACTACAAGTACAAACTAAGATAAAAGAAAGATGTCTACCTATTCCGTATTCATTCCCCGCGTGTTTTCCAACATTCGTCCTGATCGCATCACCAATGTATTCCATAGCCTCAACATTGGTGATGTTGAGAAGGTGGATCTTGTTGCAAAAACCGGAAAGAATGGAGACCATTACAACATGGCGTTTGTTCATTTCAGAGAAATGTACAACACAATCGAATCTCAAAACTTTTGCCAAGATGTTCAAAACCCTGATACCAAGACCAGATTGACATATGAGGACCCTTGGTTTTGGTTAGTTCTACCTTTTGAGAAGAAGGAATCACCCGTAAATGTGCTAGAAGAGATTGCATATCCTAGCCAGCAAGAGTTTCCCCAGCAAGAGTTTCCCCAGCAAGAGTTTCCCCAGCAAGAGTTTCCCCAGCAAGAGTTTCACCCAGTTCAACAGATGGTTCCATTTTGCGTGATGACTCCAAATGGACCAATGTGGCAATGGGGCTATCCTGCTATGCCTATGCCTATGCCTATGCAACAGGCTACTCCTCCACCCAAGCAGCAGCGTATGACCCCTCCACAAGTCATGTACAAACATAACGGTGGAAATCCTCGCAGACACCCACGCAAGCGTCTGAATGTCCCAAAGATGTGTCTTAATGACGAGAAGACGGACAACATTTCTGATGGTGCTAAGAAGCCAGAAGACGGAGAAGTATAAACTGACTAGAGTATCAGCTACCAAAAACTAAATAAAAATAGATAGAAAAATAAATTGTTTTGTAAGTTAATAAAAAAGTAAGTACTTTTTTATTGACTAATTTTTATTGACTAATTTTTATTGATTATTTTTATTGACAATGAAATACACATATTATGTAATTCGGTTTGCTTAAAATACAATTACTGGATAGGACGGTTGCATAGCTATTCCACATACACCAGGGTCGTTTTTACTATCACTTCTACCGATTTTAATGTACCCTTGGTCTCCCCATTCGGGACCCCAACTATTCTTTACAAGCCAGTATTTGGTACCATCATCTTCGCCATATCCGACAATAAGAACTCCGTGGTCAAGATTTGTTCCACACGCATCACCAGTTAATACACCACTTGTGTATAGCTGGAATGCCTTTGTATCTGCCTCAATTGCAATCGACACTGGTCCGCGAGACACAGCATCCTTCAGATTTACCTGGTTATTTTTTGTTACATCTACACATCCAGCAACAGTAACGACGGCATCACATTTCTGACAATCACCAACCTTGGCGGTATAGGGATAACTGTCTTCTGTGCACATACCATTATCCATAGCATATTCAAAAGCATTGTCCATTAACCCACCATTACATCCGTGATTACCATAAGATTTGGAGCAATCTACCAATTGCTGCTCAGATAAGCTAACAAGTTCGCCCTTGGAAATTGCCCAGGCGCCTTCCATAGCACCAGTTGCGCTAAATGACCAGCAAGATCCGCATTGTCCTTGATTTTTTACAGGAGTTACGGCATTATGTTCACGCCAATCATATTCAAGTGGAATATGCTTAGTATGCCACATAGACTCGAATTTCTCACAGGCAGAAGAAAAGGGCCCACCTGTTCGAATACCCTTAAAAGCGGCAAACTCCTCCTCAGATAAATCTGCAAACGGAGTGACACCTAATTGATAAGAATGCCCCTTGGCATTTTCCTCCTCAATAAATTCCATATTTGATTTGAAAATATCAAAACGCTTCTCCAAATGTACTACAGAAGGATAAGACTTGTTAAATTGATGAACAAATGTTTGGAAAGAAGACCAGTGATTTTCGGTCACATTTAATGCATTTGTACTCGCAATGGCAACAACGGAAGCTAATATATAAAACATCATATTATACCTTATAGAAAGAAAATGTTTTTATACCGTTTTTTTCTGACTACATATCGTGAGTAATATTAAATGATTGTAATTATCTACCTACTTAGATGGAGAACGACAATTGAAATTTATTTTTAAACTCATCTATTGTGTAAATAGGAATGTTCTTCTTTTCTGCTGCCTCTACTTTGCCTGTTATTTCATCCTTAGACTTGACAACTACTGCAAAAGTGTTCTTGCTTACTGATGTTGATTCTGATGCACCGATTGTTTTCAGTTCGTCTGACAATTCTTTATTTCTAAAACCAGTAATGATGATTGACTTGTCATATAACGGATGACTTGTATCTTTTTCTATTGGTTGTGGAAGATCTTGTAATTTCGATTCTAGTTTTGCCACTTTGATAAATTCCATAAATTTCGGAATGTGTTTAACAAAACGCTCGGCAGTCTTCTTCTCTACCCCTCGAATCGTTTTGATAAGATCTATTTTCTCCTCTTCGCCAATATCCGATGATAAAATATCTGGAAATTTCTCTAAAATCGGATTTATTTTGCGCTCTCCAAACCCTCGTCCAAATATATTAGAAACAGCCATTATAGATGGTAACGACGACTTGTCTATCTTGTCATGAATTGATCCATATACCTTTTCTGCCATTTTCTTCTTAAATCCATCTACTGTTAAGAAGTCGTCAACGGACATTGATATTATTTTGGGTACACTGTCGTAACCAGCGCGAATAATTTTTTTCACATTTCCAGCACCCAATCCAACAACTTCCAATCCTTTAAAGAAGCCTATTATATTCTTCTCCTTTACTGTTTCATCCGCTTCTACATCTTCCAATACAATATCGATATGCGTGTCATTCCATATATAGGACACGTCGGGCATCTTTGCCTTTTCGGCTGGTTCAATCACCTCCATTATATGTGGAATCACATCTCCACTTCGCACTAATTTCACCAAAGACCCGATTCCTAGCTTATTCTCTTCTACAAACGCTGCATTAAACGCAGTAGCATATTCTATTTTTGCCCCACCTAATACAACCGGCTCTATTTGAATTCTTGGCTTTAAATATCCGTCTTTACTTGGCGACCACAATACATTAAGAACCTTCGCTTCAGCCACTTGGTCGGATAATACCATCTTAAACGCAAATGCGTGTTCGGGATTTTTCGTTGTTCGATCATATATATCATCATTAGCTACAATAATTCCGTCAATCGTATATTCATAATTGTTACGCCAATCGACTAGCATATCAGACAACATATCATTTGTTATGTCCGTCTTTACTTCATTAATCACACAAATAGTATCTTGCACATTCTCCTTATTTGCTAAGAATTTCATTTGACCACTTGGCTTCAAAGATGGAATAATTACTTCGTATGCCACAAAATCCACATCCTTTACCTGCTCTGGATCTACTGTTTTTTTATTTACAATACCAGCCACCAAATTACGCGAATTCGAAAATTGATTCTTATATTTTTCCAAAAATGTAGTTTTTTTCATTATCAGTTCGCCTCGTATACTTACATTCGGTGTAGTGGGTAATCGCAAATGAGGAATTAAATGACTAATATCTTGACCAACTGTCCCATTCCCTCTGGTATATAATTTCGCAACACCATTCTCAGTTGAATACAACCCACTTATTCCATCCAATTTAGCAGATAGCACATATGGTCCAGAGTATTTCAGTTTCCATTTAGGTAATGCATTCGTATCTGGTTTAATCTTGTCCATCGACGCCATATGGTAAGGAAGGGTTACCTTGTTTTTATCTTGAATCGGTGCGCCAATTTGATCCAAAATCTTATTTTTCGGATACTTGGTCTTTACATACTCTTGAATAATATCAAATTCATTGTCGGAAAGTAGTGGCTCGTCGTTGTAATACGCCTTTGTCGCCTCATCCACAATAATTGCCAACTTTTTTTCGGATAACATTTTCAAAGCATCTATCCCATTTTCCTTGAAACTAGCAATATGATCCTTGTATCCTTCTTTTTTTAGTTTTGTTGTCAGTTTCGCCTTGACAGTTGTATTATGTTTCACCTTTTTATTGGAAACATCGTTGTTATTTACATGAGATGAATCTGCTAAGAGTTCAACTGATTTGTAACCTTCGCGCTGAGACGGTTCTTTGTATTTCATTCCTAAAAACTCGAAAATTGCCTGCTCTGTGGGAAATGCGCCCTCCAATTTCTCTCCTTTTTTTCCAGCCGTCATTTTTGAAAATCCGTGCTCATTTAGCGTATAGCCCATGTCTAGTGCGCGCTGTCTCATAACTGTATTAAACGCCTTACTGCCTGTAAAATATAACACCGCAAATGCGTGTTCATCTGGAGAAGTGTACAAGAAATCAAGTCTTCTAGGAATAGAGCCAGACAATTCTCCAATAGTAAGACTTTTCGTTTTGCCTCGCGTTAATACTTCAGTAACCACCTTTTCTGCTACTAATTCGTCTAGAAATTTATTGAAAGCACTCACATCATTTTCTTCATTCGTAATAATCAGATCTATGTCACCCGATGTTTCTGCACCCCGCCGATAACTACCAACTATGTCATATTTGCTACCTTTCGGCGCAACCTTTCTAAATATCTCGCCGAATTTAGTATTAAATTGTTCAATCTCGGATCGGGGTATACGTTTTGTAAGTGGTTCATAATACTGCACTCCTATTTTTTGGGTATCATTTAAAAGATCCTCCCTCTTTTTTAATTCTTCAATACTAGTAATACCTTGGTCTATCAGTGTCTTGGCCTTCTTAGGACCGACGCCATAAATATTGGTAAACACATTCAGCGGATTCTTACGTTCTCTTTCCAAGACTCTAAGACTTCCTGTTTTTTGGTATTCCTCTAATTTTTCCATAATCGTTTTACCAATTCCAGTTTTATCTTGTAACTGCTTCACATCTGTAATGTCAGATGGATATGTCATAATCGTTTCGGCTGCCCGTTTATATGCCCGTGCTTTAAATGGCTCTCCTTGTCTAGTCATTATATCTGCCAATTCCTCCATTATATCAATTAATTCTTTATTCATTGTTTTAACTTTGGAAGAAGACTTTAAACTATTTTCACTGGTTTTCTCAATAATTGTAGGGCTTTTCGATTTCAATTTTTCTATGTTTGATAGTGAGTTACTGGTTGATTTTGATATTGACTTTGGAGAAAAATGATCAACTATCTTTAATTTGTGACGTTTCATTGTTGTGTTTAGTGCCTTTTTTTTAGTGACTTTTTTTAAGCTACTGGGGGAACTTTTACTGGGAGAACTTTTACTGGGGGAACTTTTACTGGGAGAACTTTTACTGTTCACACAATAGCCATATGTTTTTAATGTTCCTCGATCTGATACTGATGTCGCACATATGTTTCCATTGGCTGTTTCTGCGCATGTAGAATGTTCCTTCCATTGATACTTAAATGGAAAAATACATTCCCCTTCCTTTATTTTTTTATTCTTTTCTATTTTTCCATGTTTATTTGTAGCCACACCAATCATATATAAAAACTATGATATTTTATTTTATGGTCTATATAAGATTATTCTAAAACATCACTATGAAATAAAATCTGTTTATAAATTATATGGAATCTTATTTACAAACATATGGTCTATCTAAAACAATAGTTGATGGTAATGTTATTGATGATGTAAAATGGAATGCTATTTATGACGGCGAAGGTGTTGATTTAGAAGCAACACGAAACGATAAATCTATATATATGCAACTCGATAATGATGAAATTATGAAACTATTTGAACTTCCCTCTAATCATAAAAAAATCCACGAACGACTAGAAGATGATCTACATAACCATATTAAGGTGTTGCCTATTATTATTGAAGAACAGAAAACACATCACAAACACCATAGTAAAACACACGACAAACACCATAGTAAAACACACGACAAACACCATAGTAAAACACATCACAAACACCATAGTAAAACACATCACAAACACCATAGTAAAACACACGACAAACACAATAG